GGCGACGAGTCAATTAGTTCTGGAATTTTTCTAAGGAACACGCATGGGATTGCGCGGCCCTGGCGCGGCGCGACGTCGTAAGGCCGCGAAGGCGACAAAAGGGAAAATCGAACCGTTTCCGTGGTTGGCTGAAGGACTTTCCCGCGAGGATCGCGTCATCGCGTTTCTGGAATTTCTCCCGATCACGAAAGGCCCGCTCGCCGGCCAGAGGATGCGGCTGCTGCCGGGCCAAGTGCGGTTCGTGCGGAAGGTCTACGGCGATTTGCACCCGGACGGCCGGCGGCGGAAACGGTTGGCGGTAAAGTCCGAGCCGAAGGGGAACGGCAAGACGGGGCTGGTCGCGGGGCTTTGCCTCTGCCATCTGCTCGGGCCGGAATCCGAGCCACGCGGCGAAATCTATTCCGCTGCGATCAACCGCCAGCAGGCGGGAATTATCTTCAACGAGATGGAAGCCACCATCTTCGCGGTTCCGCAGTTTGCCGCGGTAACGAATAGCGCGCGTTGGCACAAGCGGATCGAGGTGCTGGAGGGTGACGGCGATGGCTCGATCTATGAAGCCCTGTCGGTCGATGCCCGCGGCGCTCACGGCTTGTCGCCGTCTCTGTTCGCGTATGACGAACTGGCCCAGGCTAAGGACCGGACGCTTCTCGATAATCTGATTAACGGGCTGGGCAAGCGGAAAGAGGCGCTCGGGATCGTCATCTCGACGCAGGCGCCGGATGCGGACCATCCGCTGTCGCAGTTGCTGGACGATGGGTTGTCCGGTGTTGACGACTCGACCTACGTCGACTTGGCGTGTGCCCCGGTTGATGCCGACCCGTTCGCGGAAGCGACGTGGTTCGCGTGCAATGAGGCGCTCGGGATTTTCCTCTCGCTTGACGAGATGCGGGAATCGGCCGAACGGGCGCGTCGGCAACCAGCGCTCGAAGCGTCGTTTCGGAACTTGCGGCTCAATCAGCGGATCGACGCAGGCGAGGAACAGCGCATCGTGCCGGCATCGATCTGGAAGCTCGGCGCCGTGCCCATTGACCGTAAGGCCCTCAAGAAACGGCGCTGTTTCGGTGGGCTCGACCTCTCGGGCAAGGACGATCTGACTGCGCTGCTATTGGGGTTCCCGACCGATGATGGCGGCTATGACCTCCTCTCGCACTTCTGGACTCCGTTGGGGGCGCTTGAGGGCCGCCGACCGTCTGAGCGCGACTTATTCAAGCAATGGATCAGGGAAGGCTATCTGATTGGAATCCCCGGCCCCGTCATCAAATACTCGTTCGTCGCCGAACAACTCGCGTCGCTCAGAGAAGAGTTCGAGATCGTGCTCGTCGGCTATGACCGCTGGCGCATTAAGGATTTCCGAGAAGCCCTTGCCGATATCGGGCAGGAAGATTTCCCGCTGAAAGATTTCGGCCAGGGCTATCAGAGCATGGGACCGGCGATCGATCACTTCGCCGAACTGGCGCTCACGGGCAAGCTCTATCACGGCGGCCATCCGGTGCTCACGGCCTGCGTCGCGAACGCCGTTCTGACGATGGATCCGGCCGGAAACCGGAAATTCGACAAGGGCCGCGCGCAAGTCCGCGGCACGATCAGGATCGACGGGGCGACCGCTCTTGCAACAATGCTTGGCGTCGCCAAGGGCGAGAAGCCGGCGCCGGCTCCGCAATACTCAGTGCTATTCGTCGGCGCCTAGCCGCCAATCCACACCAGGAATCGTCCGACTAGTTGCCCATAGGAGGGCGGCACGATGAATCGCGCTTATGGCCTATTGGAAATCCGGTCAATCGATGATGACGCCAGGATCATCGAAGGGTTGGCGACGAGTCCTGAGCCCGACCGCGTCGGTGACATCGTCGAGCCAATGGGGGCGAAGTTCACACTTCCGCTCCCGCTGCTTTGGCAGCACGACAAGAACAACCCGGTCGGCTTCGTAGAAACCGCCAAGAAGACGAAGGCTGGCATCCCGTTCCGCGCCCGCATCGTCAAGATCGACGAGCCCGGCGCGCTCAAGGATATGGTCGACAAAGCGTGGCAGGCCGTGAAAGCGGGGCTGGTCCGCGGCGTGTCCATCGGCTTCCGATCGATCGAGCGCTCGATGCTCGACGGCGGCGGTATTCGTTTTCAGGTCTGGGAGTGGCTCGAGTTATCGCTCGTCACGGTCCCGGCCAACGCCGACGCAACAATTTCACGAATTAAATCGCTCGATTCCGCGCTTCTGGTCGCGTCCGGCCGCAGCGGTGTCGTGCGGCTCTTACCCCCCGGCGCCTCGGGACAACCAAAATCTCGAAACACGCCCAAGGAGGGCACTGACGTGAAGACGTTCGCAGAACAGATCAAAGACTTTGAGGCCAAGCGCGCCGCGAAGGCGGGCCAGATGGAAGCCATCATGAATAAGTCGGTGGAGGAGAGCCGCACGCTCGAGGCCAACGAAAAAGAAGAGCACGATACGCTCCGCGATGAGATCAAGGAGATCGATGAGCACCTCGTCCGCCTTCAGGAAGCCGCGGATGCCATGAAGCGCAAGGCCGTCGCCGTTGTCGGCGATGACCAGAAGCGCGCGAGCGAATCCCGCGCAGGCGTGATCAAGGTCACGAGCAACGTCGAGAAGGGCACCGCGTTCATTCGATATGCAATGGCGGTTGGCGCCGGCAAGGGTAGCATTTCCGACACCATCGAATTTGCAAAGCGATGGGAAAGCCAGACGCCGGAAGTGCTCGCATACATCAAGGCGACGGCCGGGCAGAGCCAGCCGGGGTCGGGCATCTGGGGGTCGGAGCTTGTCTTTCAGAACAACCTCGCAGCCGAGTTCATCGAACTCCTTCGGCCATTGACGATCATCGGTCGCATCAGCGGCTTCCGCATGATTCCGTTCAACGTGCGCATTGCTCGCCAGACGGGCGGCTCGACCGTCAATTGGGTCGGCGAAATGGCGCCGAAGCCGGCCAGCGAACTCGACTTCGACACGGTTCAGCATGGTTACAACAAGATCGCCGGCATCGTTGTGCTGACCGAGGAGAATGTTCGCCTGTCGTCGCCGTCATCTGAGGCTGTCGTTCGCCGCGATCTCACGGCCGGCATCGCTCAGTTTATGGACACGCAATTCCTCGACCCATCTGTGTCGGTAGGCGCGAACAATCCCGCATCGATCACCAATGGCGTGTCGGCCGTCACGGCGACGGGAAGCGCGGCCGATGATCTCTATGCAGACCTCAATGTTGCGCTATCCGCATTTGATGATTCCGATACCGGGGTGGAGTCGATCGTCATCCTCATGCGGCCAAAACTTGCGCGCGGCATCTCGACCTTGCGCAATGCGCTCGGGCAGTTCGAGTTCACGGGGTTGAGCATGGCCGGCGGCACGTTGAACGGCTTCCCGGTCATCGTGTCGAACTCAGTACCGGCAGGGACGATCGTCATTCTGAAAGCCGACGAGGTCTTCTTGTCCGACGACGGACAGGTCACGCTCGATGCCAGCAATCAGGCAACCCTGGACATGAACGGCGGGTCAACCCCGACGTTTGGCCTCTGGCAGCGTAACTGCGTCGGCATCCGGGCCGAACGCTGGATCACATGGTCGAAGCGTCGGGACAACGCCGTCGCGATGATCGAAAGCGCATCTTACGGGCCGCAGCAGGCCTCGTAATTGGCTTAGGGGCGAGCTGGGTGGAAGCCCGGCTCGCTTCTCTTTGTGGAGTGTACGGATGAAACGAGTGACGGAACGACTCCTGCGCAAGCTGGTCGGGACGAATCTCACGGAGGAGCAAGTGCTCGCTGCAATCCAGGCCGCCGAGACCCAGAGCGATGCGCCGCGCGAGAAGCGCAATTACAAACGCCGCGACATGACGGCAGAGAATTAGCGTGAAGCTCCTCGGCTTCAATATCACGCGCGAAAAAAACCTGCCGCCGCTGACGCCTCAAACCGTCTTGACCGCCGAGGCGTATCGGCTGAGTCAGGGCTCTGCCGCTGGCTTCGGCCCCGGCTGGAATTCCGTATTCGGTTCGAACGGCGTCATCCAAGAGCCGTTCCCCGGCGCGTGGCAACAGAACGCGGTGCTGCCTGTTGCGGACATCCTCTGGCATTACGCGGTGTATGCGTGCGTCACTCGGATTCAGTCGGACATCGGCAAGCTCAGAACCAAGCTCGTCCAAAGCGATGATGGCGTGATCTGGGAAGAAACGCAAAGCCCCTCGTTCTCGCCCGTCCTGAAAAAACCGAACCGCTACCAGACCCACATCGACTTCAAAGAACAATGGATAGGCTCGAAACTGATCCACGGGAACGCCTACATTCTGAAGGAACGCGATGAGCGAAACATCGTCGTTAAGCTCTACGTTTTAGATCCCACGCGCATTCATCCTTTGGTCGCTCCCGATGGCGATGTTTTCTATCAGTTGAGCGCCGACAATTTGGCGGGGATCGAGAATAGCTCGATCACGGTCCCGGCGAGCGAGATCATCCACGACAAATACAAGCCACTCTACCATCCGCTCTGCGGGATATCGCCTCTCCGAGCCTGCATCATCGCAGCGAGCTCGGCGCTAAACATCCAGAACGGATCGTCGGCCTTCTTCGCGAACGGTCAACGGCCGGGCGGCATCCTGACTGCCCCGACAGCGGTCAACCAAGAAATTGTCGACGATCTGAAGCGCCAATGGGAAACCGGATTCTCCGGCAACAACAGGGGCAAGGTCGCGGTTCTCGGCTGGGGCCTGAAATATGAGCCTCTCCACGTCGACGCTCATGACGCGCAACTTATCGAGCAATTGAAAATAAGCTGTGAGGCAATCTGCAGCGCGTTCCATATTCCGCCGTTCATCATCGGCTGTGGTCCGCTCCCGGCCAACGCCACGCCCGAAATTCTCATGCAGATTTATTACAATTTCTGCCTTCAGAATCTAATCGAAACGATGGAAGTGCTTCTCGACGAAGGTCTGGCGCTCCCGGAGAAATACGGGACAGAACTCGACATTGACAACCTGCTGCGCATGGATTCGCGCGCGTTGATCGATGCCGAGGCGGCGGCGATCAAAGGCGCGCTCAAGAGCACCGATGAAGGCCGCAGGCGAATTGGTTTAGGAAAAGTTCCAGGCGGCGCAGATATTCGCGGCCAGCAGCAGGACTACAGCATCGCCGCTCTCGCCGAGCGCGATCGCGACAAGCCGTTCGCGAAACCAGCCCCTGCCACTCCCGCTGTGCCAGCCGCCGACGTAGACACCGACGATGACGATGACGATGAGGAAGATCCTACGCGCGCCCTCATAGCCGCGATACAAAGGAAAACCCATGAAGCGCGCCGCGCCGCTTGACGTGGAGGCTGTCGCCGAGGCCTTGGCCGAACACGTCAAGGCTCTCGTCACGCGCGAGACGGCCGTTCTCCTGGCGCGCATCGCAGCGCTTGAAGCCCGCGAGCCAGTTCACGGCAAGGACGGGAAAGATGGCGTTGATGGCAAAGACGGACTCAACGGTGCAGACGGCAAAGACGGAACGTCTGGCGAGAACGGTACCGACGGCCATCACGGCAAAGACGGCACTGACGGTAAGGATGGCCATGACGGCAAAGAGGGCCGCGGAATCATCGACGCGATTCCGGGGGAAGATGGAACGCTGACGCTCATCTTTACGGACGGCACGACCAAGAACGTCGGCCGCATTCGCGGGCGCGATGGCACGGATGGTGTGTCGATTAAGGGTGATCCCGGCGAGAAAGGCAAAGACGGACTCGGCTGGGATGATCTCGAAATCGTGCCGAACGAAGAGGAGCAGTCCGTCATCTTCCGATTGAGGCGCGGCGACGACGTGAAGGAATCGCCGCCGCTCGTTTACGGCCTGCGCTATCGGGAAATTTTCAAGGCCGGCGAAACCTACAGGCGTAGCGACGTCGTGACCTACGATGGCTCCGGCTGGTACTGCAGGAAATCTGGAACCGACGAACGCCCCGGCGTCGGCCAAGACTGGCGCCTCATGGTGAAGCATGGCCGCGATGGGAAAGCTGGTGCCGCCGGCGTCAAGGGCGATCCAGGCCAAGTCGTGCGCGCTCCAGCGCCATATGTGCCGTTTTCAAATGGACCTAAATCATGACACTTGCTGAGGTAGCGAAACCCCGCGCCGCGGACCCTACGCCACGGCCCCGAAATGGTGGCCGGACTGGCGGGGGCAAACGTGCGTCATCATTGCATCTGGCCCCAGCGCCAAGGAAGCGCCGCTCGAATTGGCCAAGGGGCGCGCAAAGGTCGTTGTCATCAATTCATCTTGGCAACTCGCTCCGTGGGCTGATGTTCTCTATGCATGCGATTTCAAATGGTGGGACGTCCACGCGGGGGTTCCGAAATTCAAAGGTCTGAAGATATCGCAGGACGGGCCGAAGTTCGGGAAGAAGTATCCAGACGTCCGCCATATCCACTGCGACCACGGAAGCGACGCGCTGCTAATGGCCAAGTTCGGCACGATCGGATGGGGCGGTAATAGCGGCTTCAACTCGGTGAACTTGGTGGCGCAATTCGGCGTCGCGAAAATGATCCTCGTTGGTTTTGACATGCGAATGGACAAGGGCCTGCACTGGCACGGCAAACACGCACACAACCTGAACAATCCGACCGAAAAAAACCTAATGCGCTGGTGCAAGGCGATCGACAACGCAGCGCCGGTGCTGAAATCGCTCGGGATTCAGGTCTTCAACACCTCGCCGATATCGAAGCTAAACAACTATCACAAAGTCTCACTAGAGGAAGCGCTTGGCAGCGCTGCGAATGGTAATTCGATGACACGGTTCACGGCGATGCAGGACTTCTGGAGCGACGAGACCAAGAGCCAATACATGAAGGGCCTCAGCTACACAGTCCATGATGGCAACGACAAACTGGCCGCCCTAGTTCAGCGGTGGACAAAAGAGGGCAAGGTC